CTATTAATGAAATATCAGATACAGCTCCATCGCCTGTATAATCTGGAATATTATCAATAGCAGCACGCTCATCATAATTTATTGGTGAACCTAATGCTCTTAACCAATTATGAATTTCTAGATAGTTTTGAAAGTCTTCATCTATCTTAAACTCTATATTGAACTCACCATACTCAACACGAGTGAATTGATATGGAATAGGAACAAACTGAGTTGGAACCTCTAACGCTGGAAGATTAAGAGCAGGAATATTAACTTTCTGCAGAAAGAAGTTAACATTTGGAGCTCTTTTAATAGAAAACTGAAAGTTAAGAGGACTAAGAAAATTTCTGTTACTTGGTGTGTCATCAATAGCTGTCATTGATATCTCCATTCTGTTCTATATTTATATCAATGTCATCAGTGATGATTATACGCACTTTTCAAATAATGTCAATAAAAAAAGGGGACCTTACGGCCCCCTCTTAGTTTCGGATCGATAATCTCGATCTTCTTATCTTACATCAAGTTATTGATGATAACACGGCGATAGTACTTGTTTGTTGAAAGTACAAGTTCGCCTGAACCTTTGTAAAGACCTTCAGCAAATGGGTTTGCAACCATGCCGTAACGTGTCTTAAAGCCAATCTTTGGTTGGAAGCTTGATTGGTCAACTGCGCGAACCATCTGGAGTGGAACGTATGGGCAGTAGAAGAGACCAGCATCAAATGCTGATGAACCTTTATAACCAACTGTTAGGTAGTTACCACCAACTGCGTATGGGTCGATGTAAACACGGAGACGACCGTTAAGAACACCAGCAAATGTGTTGCCTGTATCGTCTACTTGAAGGTTGTTTGAGTTAAGAGCAGGAGCATAATCGAGAACACCAGCCATTTGCAATGCAGATGCAACATCTGAAGAGCAAATAACAATGTTACCCTTGCCTCTACGTGTTTGCTTCGCGATTTGGTTCGCTTCGCGTTCTAGTTGGAACATAAGACCTTTGAATTTTTCAACTGACCAACGTCCGTTTGAATCTGTATCAAGGTCAAATACACCAGCTGTTGTTACGTTGTCTTGAGCACCAGCAACTGCTGTGATGTTGATTGTGCGAACAACTTCACGGTTGATTTCAGCAAGAATTTCAGCTGACAAGATGTTAGCCAATTCTGTCTCTGCGTCGAGACCGTGAATTGCTTTAAGATCTTGTGCCAATTCCATTGAATACTCTGCCTTTAGAGCACGTGACTTAGCTGTTACAGTTACCTTTTCGATTGAGAAGGCCATTTGAGCAAAGTCTGAGTTGCTATAAGTGCCAAGTGCTTCAGCTTGTGCTGTTGACATACCAATGCCGGTGTCGTATTGTGTTACGGCAGTCATTGGTGATGTGTTTGTAGCACCAGGAATTGTACCAGTGAATGGTGATGGACCAAATGAGCTATTTGACTGACCAATACCAACAGCGCTTGTTGTAACATTTGCTACAACAGTTGAGAATGCTGTATTTACTTCGTTGTAGAATGTTTCGTTGTCTTGGTTACCATTTGCGTAGCCGCCACTTGAGTTTGCCTGAGTGTTGTACTTCGAACGCATAGCAAAGATAAGTCCAGTTGGACCTGTCATTGGCTGCACGCCGCAGATGTCATAAGCAATGAGGTTAGGCATTGCACGACGAACGAGTGAAATCAACACTGGATCGAATGTATCGATACCACCAGTACCAGCTGTTGAGCTTGAACCGCCCATAAAGTTGGCTGGAATTACAGAAGCAGCAGTTGGTGTTTCTGTAAGTGTTTGATATTGACCGTGAGCATAAGCTTCTGACAAAGCACGCTCTGTGTTTTCAAGAACAACTGCTGTTACTGAACGGCGAGTTTGGTCCTTGATAGCGCCTAGATCAGCATGATCTAGAATTGGCGCCCATTTCTTTTGGATTTCCTCAGCTATGTACATATTTGTCTCCTTTTTTGTACCTAGGATTGTTAATTATTTATTACTATTACTTTTTCAAAGTTCTTGAAATAGCTTGAACGTAACGGTTGATTGATGGATCGATACCAACTGTATTAGTTGTTGTTTCGCCTTCGAAAGTTTCTTCAGTGATGTTTGATTCAACTGGAGCTTTCTTTTCTGTAGCAAAATACTTTTCTTTAATGATAGAAAGTTTCTTTGAATAAACTTCTAAGTCACCATCAAAGTCAACGCCTTCTGCTAATGCCTTGAATTTTTCTTGTTGTGTTAAAGCTAAATCTCCAAGAAATGATTCAAATACATTTTCTTTTTCAACGTCTACAAGAGCTGACTTAAGAGTAGCTGTTTCTGTGATTTGTTCATCAAGAGCAGCTTCAAGTTCTTCTACCTTAGTAGCAAGTGACTCGATAACGTCAATCTTTTCTTGTGGTACGTCAATGTAGTGTTCAGAAAATAGACCTTTAAGTCCTTCAATGAACTCTTCCATAATTTCGTTACGCAATGTTGATTCGATAGCAACAGCGTTTTCTTCCATCCATTGCTCAACAACATAGTCGAGATAAGCATCAACTTTTGTTGAAAGTTCTTCGTTAATCTCAGCTACAGCTTCTGTAAGCTTTGTTTCAAATTCTTCTTCAAGACGAGCTTGTTCAGCAATTAAACGTGCTGATACAGCAGCTTCAAACAATGTTGCAGCCTTGTCTTTAAATTCTTCTGACAAATCAGAACCAGCAAACATTTCTTCAACGTCTTCACGAACATGAAGTTTTGGCATTGGATCTTTTGTTTTTGGACCCTTACCGCCTGTCATATCAACTGAGTCTTGATTTTGTGCTGACTTATCGCCAACGCCGTGATCTTTACCAGGACCAAATACTGCTTGTTGTTGATCGAACCACTTTACAAAGTCTCTCTTAGGCATAGCATCGATGCCCTTAAGAACGTGGTAAAGCATTTCAATCTTAGATTTTGGATCATCTTTAACTGGACGAGCAGCTGGATGTAGAGAAGAAGCTGCTAGAGTTTCTTCGTCTACTTTTTCAATGTTTTCTACTTGATCTGTCATTTAAGGTCTCCCCTTTGGAATTTATGATTATTTATATAAATTAATTTTTGGACATTAATGAACTTAGATAATTCTCAAGAATAGCCATTTTTGACTCTTCGATCTCGTCCATCGTCATCTTTCTTACGGCTTTCTTAATGTTATCAAGTTTCTCTTCATGCCAAGAATCCTTAACTGGATCGTAAATCCACTCAACGTTCTCCATAACACCCTTAACAAAGGCATCTGGTGCTGAAGGATCAGCAACGATATCGGCAGCTGTAGCTAAATGAAAGTCGTCTTGAACTTCCATAACACCATCTTTGGTTGGTTTTAATGAACCCATACCACGTGATGAAACACCGAGATTAGCACCAGACTTTAGAAGTCCCTTGGCAATGTTACCCATTGGAGTATCTGTAAGTTTTGCTTTACCAATAAAGTTGTCGCCATCACGACGTAGTTCTGTAATCATATGTGATACACGATCTAAATTTATTTGTGGACCTTGTGGGTGACCAAGTTCGCCGTAAGCACGATTGTTTTTAACAACCTCGTTCATATAACGATTAACTTCATTTTCCATAATGTGTAATGGATAAATACGTCCGTTGCGATTCTTCCGATTAGCTTGCAAAAAGATACCATGAATATAATGTTCTTTATCACCGTTTTCTTTTGCTTCGGTAATGTATTCCATATTCTCAAAGAGTTCGGTAATAAGTTTCATTTTATTTCTCTTAATTTTTGTATGCTACAGGAGCAGCAAATACACTATTGTTATTAGCAATAAGAGTATCAGTAGTCCATTTTTGAATAACTACTGTACTATTACCAAGCATAGTGAAAGAAGTATTTACGTAATTTGAATTTGATGTGTTGACGTTAATTAACGCGGGACCAGTACCAACATTTACAAGACGAATAACTGAATTGTTGCTATAACTATTAGCAGTGTTTGCTGCTTGCTCTGGAGCAAGTACTTTTAATATCTCTGTCATACGTTTTGTCCTGTGTTAACATCAACTGACATATTAGGAAATGTCATTGGTGTGTCCATTTGTTCATCTTCTGGCTTCTTATCGCTATACATCATATAATCATGAACTGAACCAATACTTGCTTTTGCCATTGCAATCTTTGCTTGTACCCAAGGTTCAATATGATGGTCAGCTGGCATCTTAGCAAGCATGTGCATAACTTTAGAAGCAATTGCTTTTAGTTCTGTGCGAACCATATCAATTTCATCTTGTGTATCATCTGTCTTATTTTTAGCAATATCTGCTTGATCGCCACCAAGTAATGGCTCAACAGCATAAGCTTCGTTTTGTTTTGCATAGTAAGCGCCAAGAGCCATACGTTTACGTTCTTCTTTTGACTTACCAGCAAACTTTGGATTCTTTGAGTGAACGAAGTCGTGAATTGTTTCACCAGCAGTTGTTGACTTAGTTAGTACTTCATCAACTTGTTCGGCTTTTTCTTTGATTGGTTTCATTGACCAGCATTCGCCAAGACCATGCACTGGGCACATCTTACCTTTTGGTGAGTGATTGCACTGAGCGTCTTCTTTTTCTTTAGCTTCTTTAACTGGAACGAAATAATCTTTCTTTGACTTCTCATGATCATTACCCATACGAGCGTTTTGTGGTGTATCAAGCGAATACTTTACGCCCTTAGAATAATGATCAACTTCATTACCGTTTGGATCATCCCACTTTTGAACCGAATGCTTTGCAACAAACTCTTGTTCGTCGCCAGCTTTTGGATCGTAGTCTACGCCTGGATCCTTGCCAGTAGAACCTGCATCCGTTGCAGATGGACGTACACCCTTGATTGTATCATGGGCTTGTTTTAGAATATCTTTAAGCTGTCTCGCCATCGTTTGGTTCCTCTTGAGTCTGATTTTCTGTATCGGATTCAAACTGCTCATCTTCTTTGTTAAACATCGACTGTGCAACTTCATGCTTTTTATTATCTATAGCAGCAGCTAGTTTACCAGCCATCATAGTATTAAAAGCGTTTTGAAATTCAAGCGGCTGTTGATCAAATGAGTGTGCAATTAAATCATTAACAGTTACTTCATTATCCATTTATT